TTGATAGTCATTGATGAGTGTCAGGATATCTATTCTCCTAAGATTGGTTTTGACATCAAAAAGATTCGCTATAGGCCGCTGCAAGACTTCCTGCCTAATCTTCCTGATGGATATGAAGACTTTTTTAATTCTCGTTATGTGCCTGTGAACATGGAAGAGTTAGACCCATGTGATATCGATGATTGTGGTCATGCTGAATACGATGAGCAAGGTAGAATTATTTATCCGTTTACCTTCAATGAAGGATTCATGCGTCACCGTCACTACAACTGGGATATTGAACTCCTGTCACCCGATTGGAAGAAGATAGATTCAGGAATCAAAGCTTGTGCTGAGGAATGTTTCTTCCATAAAGGCCGAGATGGCTATTTCTGGGCTAAGCGCAAGCCGTACATCTTTCGTCATGATAAAACAGTGACAACGCCGTCTATTCCTAAGACCTCTCACGCGAACTTAACGACCCAGAAGATTCCGCTTGATGCCTTTCTTTTATACAAGTCTACAACGACCGGAAAAGCTCAATCATCCGGTCAGATGAACACGCTTTTTCGCAGCCCTAAGTTTCTGGCGGTCTGCTTGGTTATCATTTTTGGTTTGGGGTATTTAATTTATGCTATATCCGGTTTGGTTAATCGTCATTCTGAGGAAGATACGAAACCGCAAGCGGTTCAGTCTTCGGATTCCGTTTCCTCACAAGCTGATGAGTCTAGTGAGGCGGGTGCTCAAAGTGATTCTTCTGTATCTGATGGTGGGAATCGGAATTCGTCTAACTCTGGTTCCCTTAATCCAGATGCTCGTTTAGCTATGCTGCGCAATATGCTCGGCATTTATGATATTCAATCTCTGTATTACACGGGGCATTCCACCAAACGTAGTGACCAGGGCTTCGATTTCTTCGTCACATTGGAAGCGGTCACACCATTAGGGACATACCACCTTAATGATTCATTTCTAGCGGCTAATGACATTCAATTTGTCCATTACGATGACTGCTTTTTGAAACTCACAAAGCAGGCCGCGAGCCTTAATGTCTTTTGTAAACCAGTCCAGAGAGAGCCTCTTAAACTTGGTTCTAAATCTGGTTCACCTGAAATTAAACTCTTTTAAGGATCTCCTATGGAAAACATCACTTTTACTGAAGCAGAAATGGAATTTATTATTGAATCGTTTTTCTTGTATAGCTTTGCTGGCGTAACAGCTGCCCTACTTTTCTATGATGGCGTTATGTGGCTACTTGGTGAGACGGCTAGACTGGTTAAGTCTCGTTTAAAATCCAATCAATGAGGTGTGTTTATGATTTCGTTTGAATTTTATGATCTCTTGATGTTGTTAATGTTTTTGGTAAGTGCTGGTTTTGTTTATGTGGCATTTATTGAAGGTGCAGTTTTTCGGGCATTATCCAATTTGGGCATAGCGGCTTTTTGTGCATTTGGATTGTATGTTCGTTTGTTAGCTTGAAGCCCCGCAGGGATAAGCCAACACGATAAACGCTAGGGGGTTGACTCGCTCAACTTGGCGATAACAAGCGAAGCGCAACTCCCCTACCTGAAACCACAAAATCCCCCTCCCTCCTGCCAAGATCAGCCTTCCAGAGAAGGCCAGCACCAGAGGCGTTCAATGCCACTGCAACTTGATAAGCTTTCAGCACACAATCATTTGAGTGCCGAAAATGATTGTTCCTATAAGCAGCACCAGCGAATAAGCGACGACGACGAAAACTGAGGAGGAGAAGCTAAGAGCTAGGTGCGTCAATGATTTAATGCAATCGGTTTGATATTTAAATCTCTTTCATGTAGAACATTTCCGAAATAGATAATTAACCCACATCCATTAAGGAAAATAGATGTTTAAGTATGCATTAATGCTTGTCTTGTTAGCGTCAAACTTGGCTCATGCGGACTTAATTAAACCAGACGACAGCCAAAATTGGACTGTTAGCGGATTAGCTCACTACGTCAGATCAAAGGAAGACAAATATTTCTCTGCGAATATCGTTTCTTGGGGAAACAACTCTTCAGTTGTTGCGTTTGTCGATGCTAGCGGTTTTTGTTACTCCAGCGATAAGAACAAGACGAAGACAGTTAAAGTAAAGTATCAATGGGTAAAATTCATCCAGAAGTGTTCATCTAGTACTGCTTTTTGGCTTCCTCAATCCCAACGCGGTATTGATTTTGTTAAACAGAGTTTCTCTGGAAATGCTGATGTTACGATTAGCTTTGATAGCAAGACGTATACATTCTCAACCAAAAAATATACCTCTGTTCGCCAGCGATGGGAAAGAACTCAGAGCACTCTTGGCGATGCACTGTAGTCGGAGGATTTGATACGCCCCGTATAGTAATACGGGGTGAAAGTCTAAGTTGGCAGACAACTTTTTGTTCGAATTTGAGCTGACGCTGCAACCCTTTACCTCCCTCAACCAATTCATACATAAGTGAAATTGTCACTTTAATGTAAATTGAGCATCGATGGCGCTATGAGTTTTCTTCTGAATGTGTATACTTAAGGTGAAATTATCACTTATGGCAAGATTATGCTTAATTACTTTTCCGTGAAAAACTTTAAGTCAATACGCGACGAGATCGCTTTAGACATGAGGCCAGCCCCGAGGCTTAGACGGCTACCGCACCACGTTTTGACCTTTAAAAGTGAAGATGCCAATAATGATACTAAGGTGCTACGTAGTGCCGTAATATATGGCGCTAACGCTTCTGGTAAATCGAACATAGTAAGAGCGCTAGAACATGCAAAGAATTTTGTAACAGGGAAAATTAGAAATAGTTCTAGCATTAAATTTGAACCATTCAAACTAGACAATAGTAAAACTGAAGATACTGAGTTCTATATTGAATTTTCAATCATGGGCTTCATGGCTGCATATGGTTTTTCTCACAATAATAAGCGAATAAGCCATGAATATCTGTACACTCTCGAAGGAGGTAATGAACAGAAAATATTTGATAGGAAATATGATGAAGAACTCGATGAATATGATGTTTCATCTGATTATTCCCCTAAAGAAGATGAAATTAAAAAGCATGAAGAATTCTTGATGCTAATTAGATATACGGAAAAGACTAAGTTATTTGTTACCGAATCTTTTGAAAAGAGATTAGATGATAAACTTCATTCTGATGCTAAGATTGTATTACTTCCGCATTACTTTTTTAGAACAGCTTTAAGTATTATATTTCCAAATAGCTATTTCGGCGGGAAATTCAAAGATATCAATGAAGAAGAAATATCTAGAAGCTATAAGGACTACCTCAATCGCTATGACACCGGAATCACTAATATTTGTACTGAAGATGCAAATTTAGATGATTTACCAGAAGGACTTATATCAAGAGCGCGCGAGATGGTGGAAAAAAATGACTCATACTCTGCTCATTATAAGAACAAGTACTATAGTTTTGCTTTTGATGAAGACCAACAATTAATTGCTAGTAAGATTATTACGTGTCGCACAGATGACAAAGGGGAAAGGGTTGACTTTGAATTAGACGAAGAGTCTGATGGCACCGCTCGGCTTTTCGATATATTAAAGCCGCTAGTAGCTTCAAGAAATGAGATGGAAATTACGTATGTTATTGACGAGTTTGATAGAAGCCTCCATCCAAACATATCAAAAGATATGATAAACAGATTCTTAAATGAAGCCGACTTTAAAAATCCACGTCAGTTAATCGTAACTACTCATGAATCTAATATATTAGATAATGACTTACTTAGACGTGACGAAATATGGTTTGTTCAGAAAGAGCGCAACCTATCCACGTCATTATATTCTTTAAACGATTATAGCACTAGATTTGATAAAGATATCAAAAATGCTTACCTGAAAGGGGCGTTTGGCGGTATTCCATATCTAATGGAAGATTACAAAGGTTAAGACGATGTTGAAAAGACCCGCTCCTAGAGGCAGTAAATATAAGAAAAAAATAGACCCCAAGACTTTCTATGTATCATATGAGGGAAGTGATGATGAAAAACAGTATTTTGAAGAAGTAGCTAACAGAGTTGATAGGCGCTTTGTTCATAACCTGAAGTTTATTTCCGTTGAAAAATCTAGTACTGATGCTGAACCAGTACACGTATTGAAAGATTTGGAAAATAGATTAAAAGACGATTCTGTAAACTGCAAAAAGAACGCTAACAACGTTGCATTTATAGTTATTGATACAGATCATCATTTTCAAGATACCCATGCTAGAGATACGGCTAATGTTTTACAACAATGTAAGCAGAAAGGAATCCAAGTTGTACTAACGAATCCTTGCTTCGAGCTCTGGCTCATGTGCCACTTAGAAGATGTTTCATTAAAGAGTGAATCTTTTAAAAAGAAACTGTTTGACAATGCTAAAGTATCGAAGCATAAAACATTTGCTAAACGAGAATGGGGCAAGATGAAGGGTTCGACTCCAATTTCACAACTTGTAGACAGGTTAAAAGTAGCTTTAATTAATGAGCAAAAAATAAACAGCCAATGTAGTTCATTGAAGTCGATGCCACCATCTGGCTTATATTCAGATGTAGGTGATATTTTCAAACAAATAGCTGATTGCGGTATCGATTTGTAATCGTTATTTTTTGAAGACAAGAATTGGAACTACATTAATCTAGCTATTGCCCTAGCGTATCTTAAGAGTTTGTGGGCTATCTTCAGCTCTAACTCCGATTGGATTTCCAATAGTGCTACCCCAGCTAATATTTCTTGGGAGCTTACCTTTCTACCTGTAGGTAGCTCCAACTTATTCATATACATTTTAAAACCGTACCAGTCTTCGCTCACACAAAGCTCTCTTCCTTTAACCATTCTCATAAGTCGCTTGCACTCCGGGGGGATGGGAGTTCCCTTGTCCCAAGCTTTGACTGTTCTCACACTTTTAAAGCAAAGTTTCGCCGTCTCTTCGATAGACAGGCCGCATTCAAATTCACGAAAACAATAGTTTTTTGTTCATTTCGTGATACTTCATGATTTACTCTCTCAAAAGCGAAAGAGTTTATTAATATATAAATTAAAATGATATCTGTTGCATTGAACATAATGGCGCATAATGCGCACTAAGGGAGGCAAAAAAGAAAGGTAACTTTGTACGTTAATTCAATCAGTTACCTTTACTTTTTGTCTCTTCAATCAAGCAATTTTTTGATTGTCTTCTAAACGTCTCAATGCTTCGATTGCACGATCGTTTTTAGAACGTTCCGCGATGATTGCTAGCAAAGTTAAATCTACATCTAACCCAAGCATATCTGCTATTTCACAGGCTATATCATCACTCATTGTGCCGCCTGTACGCCATTTTTGAACCGCAGCCTGGCTAATGTCTAAGTATTTGGCTACTTGTCTATCGCTAAGTAGTTGTTTTTCAACTCTTAAACGGTTTAACAGTTCTACTGTAGTTATCATGTTTAAGCCTCCTATGAGGAGTATATTTCAGCCTAGGTGCGACTTCCAAACAGTTGTCAGTTGTTATCAGTCAGTATTTAATAGAGATCGTCTGAGTTGAGCTAAGTATTTGAGATGCTTTGTAGATACGCGGACACGTCAAGCCGGGAGGCTTTGCGATTCATCATATATTTGGCATTAGATCCAAAACTTATCCCCCCATAGTGATTCGAAGCGCTTATGGGGGGAATCCGAACGATGAATTGCAACCTCTTAAGTATTGACCGGATAGATAAGAATTGAATCAACTCATTGTCAGATACAAGCAAAGATTAGGCTTTAGCCCCGCATGAATTACGATCCATTACAGCATAACGAACAGCAGAGAAAGAAACGCCAAGAGCGTCCTTTATGTCGTCTGCATTATTCTGTAATGATGCGAATCCTGAACAATCCTTCATCCTCAGCCGCTTTTCTCACAGAGAACGGCCGTGCTAGTCAGCAAAGCATGGTAAACGATGTTGCCCGCTTTATGTATGTTCTTGTTAATGAAATGTGCCTGACTACGGGCAAAATTGGTGTCGATACGCAACACGGCTTTCTTTTGAGAACCTGGGGTTACATCGGCAAAGAACTCAACATGCCTGAATGGCGCGTTAAGCAGTGCAAAGACTACGCGATTCGCAAAGGCTGGATTACCTCCGTACAACCTCGAGAGCGTTATACAGGCAACGATAACCTCGAGAAATGGCGCGGTTTAGCGTCGATTAAGAAGATCACTGATAAATACTTTGCTGACCTAGGTATGCTTAAAGAACGTCTAGAAGCGAAACAAAAGGCACGCAAGTACCTAAAGAAACGTGCGACTCAATGGCAGCGCCCTATTAAGTATATTCTCACTCCCATCACCCTACTCGCTCGCCGCCGTAAAGAGCGCCTACAAGCAACAAGCCAAGTATTGCAAGCTCCAGAAGCATCTCCCATTCCAATATAAGCACCCTTTTATCTTATGCCCCTTAATTGGGGATTGTTTCGTTGTACCAAGTTAAATATCACCAATCCATGCGACCTTTCCAAGGCATTCTTTATCTCAAACCCCTTTCATTTTAACCATTGCAGATCTAAAAGAGCTGTTCAAGGCGACCCTTTGTACGTTTTACTACTCCTAGATTTACTCCGGCGTTATGGTCCTAGTTCTAAGTCCTAATAGTTACTTTTCATAGTCTTCGACTAGAACGGATGGTAGAGATTTGTATTGATTATAGGGATACACCCTGCGGGTGTTCTAAAAGGAAGCGGCTCTACTTGGTCGCAAGCGACCCGGAGCCTTTAAGCTGAGCCATCCCAACACAGTCGTTTAGCTTCAACACACTCGTCGTGTATCTTGGCCGTTCATGTCGCTTCGCGACGGGCTTAGCAAGAGTTAAAGTGAGCATTCTCACTTGTTCTGTGATTTTAATAATTTATTGTTCTTTACCAGTAAGTTAAGGTTAACTTGTGGCCTGTAAATGAGCATGCACACTTATCAAGCAAAGTGCGTATGCGCATGATACAAATGTTATATTTATTGAGGAAGATCGTAAGAGTGGATGATTTTTTTAAAACCAAAGTAGGATTTACAGTCGGTTTGTTAGCTACGATTTTTGCTATCAAACCATTGATTGATCAATATGGTGATTTGGGCTTTCTTTTCTTTGGAATGAGCTTAACGATTAAGGCTGCGTACCTTTTACTCATTAGTGTGCTAGGTTTGGCTGTTTACTTTATTTCTTTACAGTTTGCGTCTTCAAAACATAGTGAATGGCTAGATAAGCTGAGCAATGCTTGTTACTCATTCGCCTTGATCATTCCTCCAATATTCTCTCTATTTTGGGGCGTAACTATCCTTCTTGCGCAAGTAAGTAAGCTATTTGAACAATTATCACCTGAAGTCATTAGTGGTGTCGCTGCATTCCTAACTGGATATGTTGGTAAGAATGTTTACTTGTTTATTGCTCGATCCATTAAGCAAAAGTTCTTAGACGCAGAAAACACAAATGCTAAAAATCAAATATTAGATTCACTCAACAGAGCGTCA